ATTAATAAGAACTCCATCGGAATGGAAGATTTTTTCGATGGGTTTTTTAATGCAACAACAGATAACTATCCACCATACAATTTGGTATCTGTAAACAACATTGAATCCAAACTGGAGATCGCTCTTGCTGGTTTCAAGAAAGAAGAGGTTGCAGTTTACACAGAGTATGGTAAACTGTTTGTAGAAGGCAAGAAAGAAAACACAGACACAGAGACAGAATACCATCACAGAGGACTAGCACAGAGATCTTTCAAGAGGTCATGGAATATTTCAGATGATGTAGAAATCAGGTCTGTAGAGTTTCAAGACGGTCTTCTTTCTGTTAGACTAGGCAAAATCATTCCAGAGCATCATGCTAGGAAAGATTGGCTTTGACTTGACAAGTGGTTAAATACCATGTATACTAATAAAACCGTAGACAATAAACTATGACGGATTCCGCTGCTGGTGCAGCATCAGCACCAATTCAACACAATATTAGAATCGTTACACTAGCGTCAGGAGAGAACGTTATCTGCAACTTCTCTCAGGTTCGTGAGGATGATAAGTTTGTAGCATATCAAATGTTATATCCTTTGATCACAGAGCTTGAGGTAGAGGGTGTGGAAGGTACTCCTGAAGCTACGTATCGTGTGAACTATCGTCGTTGGAATGTCTTCACACCTTATGAAGATTTTAGATTAAATCCACAACATGTGGTTACTGCCATGCCTCCAAATAATGAGATCATGACAAATTATGTACAAAAGTTGAAGGAAGCTGGAGTTGATCTAAGTTTCTTACCTAATAATGGAGAGGACATTTTAAATGGAGGAGCAGGAACAACAGGAGAATCGAGTACAGCTGCTGCTACTGAAGGACCAGTGGCTAGTAGCACGAGTTGAGGAACTCGGTGGTGTAGAGTTTGGTGACCCAGACTGTGTACTATATCATGCTAAACAAGTGAAGGAAGATGGCGAATTGACACCTTGGCCTCCTCATTCTGAGGAGTCTGAGGTTGTTATTAGGTCATCTGATATATTAGTTTTAGTTAATCCAAGTAAGAAAACTCTTGCTCGTTATATTGAGACCGAATGAAGTTCTACACCAACGTTGAACAAGCTGGCAATAGTTTGCTAGTTCGTGGTTATGATGCAGGTAGTGCATTCTCATACAGGGTGAAATATAATCCCACCCTGTATGTGCCTACCAAAAATTATTCTGAATGGAAAACTCTTGAGGGTGACTGTGTAGAACCACTTCCTATGGGTTCTATTAAGTCTGCCAAAGAGTTTGTTAAAGAATATAAAGAAGTACCAGATTTTGATATCTATGGTAACACTAGGTATCTGTATCAATATATTCTCGGAGAACATCCAGAGGATCAGATTCAGTTTGATACTTCGAAGATTCGTATATTTAACATTGACATTGAAACTGCTGCTGAGAATGGGTTTCCCGATATCGAATCAGCAGATCAAGAAATCTTAGCGATCAGTATTAAGGACTCTTACACTGGTCGCATTGTTGTCTTTGGTGCAAGACCATTTGACAACAAAGATTCTGAAGTTGATTATATGCACTTCAGATCTGAAGAGTCTATGTTGACTGCATTTTTGGGGTATTGGAGTGAAAATTATCCTGATGTTATTACAGGTTGGAACGTACAGCTTTTTGATATTCCCTATATCGCTAGGCGTATTGATAGGATACTTGGTGAGAGGGCTGCTAAGAGTCTTAGCCCTTGGAAACTTATATCTTCTAGAGAAATTTACATCAAAGGACGAAGACAAATCGCCTACGATTTACCAGGAATTTCTACTCTGGATTACCTTGAACTTTACAGGAAATTTACTTATACTAACCAAGAATCGTATCGCTTGGATCACATCTGTATGGTTGAACTTGGAGCGAGAAAGTTAGATCACTCTGAGTTTGATACATTCAAAGAGTTCTATGAGAAGGACTGGCAGAAGTTTATTGAGTACAACATCCATGACGTTAAGTTGGTAGATCAACTTGATGATAAGATGAAACTACTTGACCTTGCATTCACTATGGCATATGATGCTAAGGTGAACTATGAGGATGTATTCTCACAGGTTAGAATGTGGGACAACTACATTTACTGCGAGTTAAATAAAAGGAAGATTGCTATTCCGCCTAAGAAAGAGAGTGCAGTTAAATCAGAACAATATGCGGGGGCGTATGTCAAAGAACCGAAACCAGGAGGCTATGATTGGGTGGTCAATTTTGACCTTAATAGCTTGTACCCTCATCTTATTATGCAGTACAATATCTCACCAGAGACCCTCAGGGAGACTAGACATCCCAGCACGAGCGTTGAACGGATTCTGAACAAAGAGGTAGAGATAGATGGTGAGTTTGCTGTGTGTGCTAATGGAGCACAGTACAGGAAGGATGTGCAGGGGTTCCTGCCCTTGATGATGAAGAAGATGTATGACTCTAGAGTCATATTCAAGAAGAAGATGATCAAGGCTAAGAAGGAATATGAAAAGACACCAACTGTTAAGATTAAGAACGAGATTGCCAGATGTAATAACATCCAGATGGCTAAGAAGATATCTCTTAACAGTGCTTATGGTGCTATTGGTAACGAGCACTTCAGATATTATCGTCTCGCAAACGCAGAAGCAATCACCTTATCAGGACAAGTCTCTATCAGGTGGATAGAGAACAAGATGAATAGTTATCTAAATAAACTACTCTCTACAGATAAGGTTGATTACGTAATTGCATCTGACACTGACTCAATATATCTTAATCTCGGACCTGTTGTTGATAAATTTTTTGGTAATAAGTCTAGCGATAAGGTTCGGATCGTGGAACTACTTGATAAGGTCTGCAAGGATCGGTTGGAACCGTTCATTGATGCCTCGTACCAGGAGCTTGCGACGTATGTTTCGGCGTATGATCAAAAGATGATCATGAAGAGGGAGAACATTGCCGAACGTGGTATATGGACTGCCAAGAAGCGATACATACTTAACGTATGGGACTCTGAAGGAGTCAGATACAAAGAACCCAAGATGAAAATCATGGGTCTTGAGACCGCTAGGTCATCTACACCACAATTTTATAGGGACAAGTTATATGAAGCTTATAAGATCATTGTCAGCAAAACAAATGATGAACTTATCACTTTTATCAATGATGTCCGAACAGAGACCAGAAACAGACCCTACGAGGAAATCGCATTCCCCAGAGGAGTCAATGGCCTTGAAAAATATAAGCACAGAACTGACATCTATTGTAAAAGCACACCCATCCAGGTCAGAGGATCCCTCCTCTACAACTGGTACTTGAAAAAGCATACCATTGAGCATAAGCATCAAAGGATACAAGAGGGTGAGAAAATAAAATACATCTATCTTAAGATGCCCAATCCAATACATGAAGATGCTATCAGTTTCTTCTCTGAGATTCCACAGGAGTTTGGGGTAGATCCATTTATAGACTATTCACGACAATTTGATAAGGGTTTCTTGAAACCTTTGGAAAAGGTGCTAGACTGTGTGGGTTGGGAAATTAAAAAAACAATAAAACTAGGAGCTTTTTTTGAATGAGTAAAACAGTATGGACTGTCACGTATCAAGATGCTCAAGTTGAAGCACTCGATGCAGATCAGATTAAGGTTTTTGAGGAGCGTGATGCTGCAAGGTTTTATGCTCGACAATTATCAGAACAGTATGATTATGTTAACATGTACGAAAGTGAGGTAAGCAAATGGGGTTCCTAGATAGTGTAATAAAAGATAGCGGCAATGAGTTTGCAAGTAGGGTCAGTGACGGCGTGGCTGCAGGAGACACATCCAGCTTTGTTGATACTGGCTCCTATATTTTTAACGCTGTCGTTAGTGGTTCTCTATTCGGTGGTATCCCCTCTAACAAGGTCACCGCACTCGCAGGAGAATCTTCAACAGGAAAAACGTTTTTTGCCCTTAGCGTTGTACGTAACTTTCTTGATAACAATAGCAACGGTGGCGTTATTTACTTTGAGTCTGAGTCTGCTCTCTCTAAGGATATCATTGAGTCTAGAGGGATTGATTCCAAACGTATGGTCATCTTCCCTGTTGCTACGATAGAAGAGTTCAGGACTCAAGCAACTAGGATCGTTGACAAGTATATGAAAGAACCAAAGGAGGAGCGTCAACCATTGATGTTCGTTCTTGATTCTCTTGGTATGCTCAGTACATCAAAGGAGATGGAAGACATCTCTAATGATAAGCAGGTCAGGGACATGACCAAATCACAGTTGATCAAGGG